TTCGGGATAATCAAGTTGAGCATAGTGAACCACCTTTCAGTCAATTCTACCGCAGGTAACAAAATCGTTATCAAACAAATGCCCCACAGAACATTGAAACTATGGCAAACTGTAACAACGCAACGAAAGGAAAACATATGCGTACAACAGCAATAATGGAAATCAACCCAACCGGTTACAACCAGGTTATTGATCAGTATTCGGCAGACCTTGTGATAGGCCGACAAACGGATATTGAAAAACAACTATTTGCACAACTAGCCACCGATGCCCAAAGCTGCGATTCGATTGACTATGTGACAGACGGCGTCTACTTCTATGAAGCGTGTCTAGTCGAAATCGCCAAAGGCAACATTCCAACAGACAACATTTACTTCCAAGCCCTAGTAGTTCGCCTAGCCTACAATGCCATTACAGACATTGAAGAATTTGCGTGGATAGTTGCCAACAGCCGTTTTACCGAAAAGCAGATACAGGAAATGATTGACCTAGCAGCATCAACCGTTGTCTGGCACAAGAACTTTCAAATAGACCAATACTTGACTATGGAAGGTGAACAGGCAGGATATCTACAAAAGCTTTACTGTGGTTGCGACTGCCACCAAAACAAGGTGCTTTCGCGCTAATCAGCAAACAAGAAAACCCCCACCTAAACAGTGGGGGCTTTTCTTTACTTAGGCGAATTCTTTGCAATCAAAACCTTGCTCATTGTCCACAACATACGTTCACTTTCCAACATCAACACACTAGGTGCAATACCGGTTTCAACTGCCAACGTAGCAATAAACCAATGCGCAGAACTATCGCCTAAGCCTTTAATTTTGGGTCAGGATCACCAACACCAACAGACTCAACATCGTCAACCCATTCAAGAAAAGGTTTAGCAGTTGCCTTGTTTCGGTGTTCAACATTCCAGGCGAGAAAGATTAGGTGAGTTAGCTTCAACTCATTTTCTAACCGTGCAATAGATAGATTGAATTCGTTTTCAAATGCGACCATATCGGATGCAACAGCAGTCACATTCTTTGAAGTACCATCCAAGAACTCAACGCGTAGATTCATTCTCATAGTTAGACTGTGGCCCTAGTGACAGCACCGGTAGTCGGCCAAGTAACGCTGAACGAACTGAGATCGCCTATCTGACCTGAAATTGGGGTGTAGGCGTTGATAAGGCAAGTTGCGGTATATGACGGGTTAGTTGCTGAAACAGCAGTACCAGCCGGCTTTACAACAATCGTACCAATGGTGTTGATCAATCCATTGATAGTTGCATCAACCGAAGATGCTGCATAGTCTTGATAGAAATCAAGCTTGACGGTGCTTGAAACAATTCCGCCAACAACAGTGCGGTACGCAGTAGACGCAGTGCCAAAGGTGGTGGTTTCAACTTCATTAGACGATGTTTCAATGGTCACGGAATTTAGTGATGAAGTTAGGTCAACACCATTCAAAGTGATAATGAAGTTAGTGGCAACAAATTTCGCCATTTATTTTCTCCCTGTTATGAGTAAACCGTGACAGCGAATTCCGCCGCTAGGTATGGTACTTCTGCAATTGTGATGCTTCCATAAGATGAAAGCCCAGACACCCTTAGGTTTTGTACAATTCCACCAAGCGTCTTATCCGATTCTACCGCAGTTTTTACAGACCCCGACCCTGTTGGTGAACAGTAGCCGTCTATCTTGTTTTGCCCTGAACGTTCATCAGCGCGACCAGCAATCACGGTAATTTTGAATTGGTATTCATCAAGGCCACGATTGAAAGTCATATCAAAATTTATAGACTGTGGTTCAACAATTGCAATAGGTGGATTTATGTTGTCTGGCACTGTGGAAGAAGTGCGTAAACCCGTAATGGTTGCCAGGTTAGCAGCAAGCCCGTCACGTATTTCTGTGATAGTAGCCATTACTGAAAGTTCCGCATCAGACGGTAAGGGTCAACAAGTTGACGCACATCGGGATCAAGACCAGAAGAAACACGCATAACACCCAAGTCACCGAAACCAGCAACACCCAACGGCGAGTCAGCACGTTTGTAAATTCGTGAAGCTTGAATAATGGTTGCTTGTTTGATAGCAGTGGGCGTTGCAGACCAGCCCCAAACACCAATCATCTGAACATTTGCGCGACCCGAACCGGTGACAAAACCATAGTTTGCCGAAAGATAGTTACCAGCCAAAGTTAGTTCGGTGTAGGGCCAACCAGTCAAACCACCCACCACATTGTTTAGGGGGTAAAGCTGATAATCCGAAGCAGTCAAAGTAACATCATAAATGCCGTCATCAAGGCTTGAAAGTTTTACTTGACTTAGTGATTGAGCGTCATCAATGTACACCTGAAAAGTGTTGTCTGTTGCGTACACGCGTGTAGCAGAACCGCCGTTGTAAAAGTATCGTTGTGCATAACCATCAATCAGACGGCTTGCTGACTCAACGGCCATTTCAAGCTGTGTGTCATCAATACTGTCGCTAATACGAAGGCTGTTTTTGATTTCAGCCAAAGTTGCGTACCCGTTAACAATTGCCACGATACTCCCTAAAGTCTTATGCTTCTAGTTTACCGCTAGTGATACGCGCCTTTATGTCTGTCGAACTGATGCCCTGCGTGTAAGGCAGATACACCAAACCAATACCGCGTTCATCCAACCAATCCTGAGTGAAATCCATTTGCTTGTGATAGTCGCGCCTAGCCCAATCAGAACCGATAACAACCAGGTCAGGTTCAACCCAGTCAATAGCGGTGCGCGAATTAGCCCCATCGAAGTTAGGAATAACATCGTGAACATAGCGGCAAGCCAATAGCACTTCTGCACGATCAATGTAAGACACAATAGGTGGCTTGCCCTTATAGGTTTCAATAAATTCATCGGTGTTCAACGAAACAGTTACTTCACCAAACCTTGCACACTCACGCAAAAAATTGACGTGACCAGCGTGGAACAAATCAAATGTGCCGCCGGTATAAACTTTCAATCCCATCTGTTATGCCTTCTAACTTTTAGTGACCAATGGCCTTGCGTGTAATCGCCTGAATCAATCTTTGACTGCAACAGTTTATGGTTACGGTCAAAGCTCACATTGTTTTGTGTGTGAAAACCTGAAGCAAGTGTTGAACTGTTTTCGTGATGCACAACAGCAGGAATACGATTGATGGAAATACCAGCGTTAGTAATACGGCGCTCATAATCGTTATCATCAAAATACAACGGGTAAAAGCGTTCATCATACAAGCCCACCTTTTCAACAAGCCCTTCACCTAAGACGATACCCGACCAGTCAGGAACACATCCAATAAAGTTCAATGCTTCCGTATCTACATTGTCTGCAATTGTTTTCATTGAGCCAGGCGCAAACCAAGCATCGTCATTTATTAGCAACCAGTAAGGCGCATACGGGGTTGACTTAACTACAAGATTCCAAGCCCCTACCAAACCCAAACCAAACGGTACACGCAGAACCCATAGGTTTGCCACCCAATCAGGTTTGACGGGATTCCAAGAAGCCTTGCCCGAATTGTCTACAATCACTAGGTGGTCAACAGGGTAGTCAATAGACGCAAGTAATCGGTCAGCTTTATCAAACTGATTTAGTACCGCAAAACCCATAGCAGGAATCATTGAAGCATTTTCTTTAGCAACGGCAACCAATGTTTTTGCCAAACAACTTCAGTATCAAACTGCTTAGCAAAATCAATCGAAATTTGTGAAGGGCCACGATCCGCTTCGTATGCTAGTTCAAGCGCAGACACAATAGACGGCACATTAGGTGACATCCAAAACGCATCCTGACCGGCATCCCACAACATCGTTCCATCAACCATCCAACAATCTTCCGACAACAAATCAGGGGTTGCCGCCCACGATGAACCGATAACGCGTGTACCACACGCCTGAGCTTCGATAGTTGGAACACCAAACCCTTCACCATACGACACGGCAAGCAACACATCCATAGCCGTATAGAAACCAGCCAGGTCTTCACGCGAAAGGCCGTAACGATAATCTTGAAGTGCTGGAAAGGTAACGGCTTCTTTAGGGATACCGTACGCGGTCAACATTTTTAGCAAGTTCCAGCCCGTACCACCAGACCCTAGAAAGTCCGTGTGCAGATACAGCAACGAATCAGGATGCTTTTGCAAGAACACGCTGAAGGCTAAAAGGTTTTCGCTAAACGCTTTACGATGCACCAAGCCTGAAGCTTTATTAGCAGCAACCATACCAATCACAAATCGGTCACCAGCACCAAGATACTCACGGCCATTTAGCCCACCAATAGTTTCAGTAGGTTTCATAACTTTAGTGTCAATAGAATGTGGCACGTATTCGCAAGCAACACCAGCCTTATTTAACTGCCGTACGCCGTGCGGTGACATAGCAACGGGGGTCACGTTATCTTTCTTTACCCAATCAAGAATTGCTGGTGGCAAGGTGATGTGATCTAGCGGTATCCAAGACGCAATCTTTTTGTCTTCCCAACCCTTGCCTTTCAAAATCCAAACATCGTAAAGGGTTATTAGTAGCTTGTTTAGGTCAGGGTGTTGCGACATAAAGTGTGCGTAGTGCATACCAATAACATCGTTGCTATAAGCATCTATGCCACGCGGATAATGTGGCACAGGGCCATAGGGTGATGCATATTCAGAAACAATACCTTCAAGACCATAGTTTGAAATGGCAGCAACCTTACCGCCGTCACGCTTTAGCAAGTCAATAAGAAGTTTGGCTTGCTCGCCGTAACCGGTTGGCATACCAGGTGAATTGGAATAAACCGCTACTGCACCTGATAGTGGATTTGTTTGTTTTGCTGGATTACCTGATTTGCCCACTTTGTTCCTTTCGATACTCAAATAGTAGCAAAATAACGGTTTGGTAACATTCAAAAAAGTTTGTAGAAATGTCACATTTTTTGTTTGAAATGTGGTTGAATGTAACTACAAGGAAGCAACACCAAACAGAAGGAAATAAAATGACTGCTTACACCGAACAGCAAATGAACATTTTTCACAACTACACCATCCACAACGAAGAAGACCGCCAGGCATTTCTAAAGGCGTTGGGAAACAAAGAAATCAATGGCATCACCATTCTTCGTGCTATTGAAGCAAGTGGTGTATGGAAGTAATCCGCTAGGTTTCCTGCGACAAACCCGCGCAGGATAAAACACAACCCCCCGACTCTACGCAATCGGGGGGTTGTGAATTTAAGGGCAAGAATTAACTTGCGCCACCCTTGAAGAAGCCAATGTGGCTTGCGTGGGTTAGTCCACCATCAAGGCGGATAATGCCACGATAGGTGACAATGTCGCTGTTGAAGGCGTAATCAGAAGACTGATCAACACGGATACCGCCAGCAACACGAACCTTGAACGAAGGTAGGTGGCCGAATAGAACCGACTTGTTGCCAGTACCAGTAGCAGCCACACCAGGGTTCTCGTACACGTTGTAACCTAGCAAAGTAGCAGGTTGACCAGGAACGGCTGAGTTAGTCCAAATGTAGTTTCCAGCACCATCCTTTAGCTTGCGAGCAGCAGCGATACCAGTCTTCGACATCTGAAAGCCCAGACCAGGAAGAACACGTGCGCCATCAGCAATACCGTAAACAAGGTCAATCAGGTTTTCATAAGTTGCAACACCTGACACACCAGTTCCACCGGTAACAACCGAACCAGCAGCCGTTGAAAGCTTTGTGGTTAGAACGCTGTTAGCCTGAAGACCTAGTGCAGTACCTAGTTGCTCGGCGATGTATGACGAAATGTCAAACCCTGCATCTGAAACAAGTTCAGAAGAAACAGATACTAGGGCCGCATACTTCTCAGCACCCAAAGTAATTGAACTAAAGGTTGGGTTGCTTTCGGTGATAGCAGAACCAGCAGCAACAGAACCAGCCGATGAACGAGCGGTTACCGTTGGGATTACTAGCGACTCACCTGAAGCGGTGTTGAATACTTCCGAAACGGTAAGCATAGGGCCAACAAGTTGTGCAATCGTGAATACCTGATCGTAAAACGACTGTGGAACAGTGTTAGACGAAGGTACAAGTGCAGCACGGGTTTCGCGAACGAATTCGTGTCCACGCGATTCACCGTGTGCAATAGCACGAAGCAAATCACCATCGTTGGTAGTACGGATTTCAGCCGGTGCAAATCCCTGTGCAGCTTCAACAGCACGTGCTTCACGCTCGGCAACTTTTTGTGCGGTAGAAATAGCAGCATCGCGCGAATCAACTTCGGCTTCTAGGCGCTCAATTTTTACCTGTTCTTCGGCAGATAGTCCACGCTTTTCGCCTTCAGCAAAGTCAAGAACTTCACGCATCTGGGCAATAAGGTTAGTGCGAACTTCAGCCTGAGTTTTAATAAACTCTGACATAGCAACTCCTTGATAGAAATGAATAGGTTTTTGTTGCCGTGCTAACACTGAACAACGTGTGGCCGTGCCGACACTGAACCATCAACTAAATTCTAACCGAAAAGTTTTTCTAACTTAGGCAAACGAAAACCCCCACCAGCAACAATGACCGGTGGGGGTACACGCTCAAAAGTTAGCGTGTTTCTTTCGGGGCAATAGTACGCACATCCTTCGGCGCAATTGCTGAAGCTTCAAGCAGTTTTAACAATTCAGCAATAGCACCAATATCAGGATTACCCGAAACTTCACGCACCACACGAATAGCAACGTCTAGTTCTTCTTTAGTAGCCATCATATTCCTTTCTCTAACAACTTCAACTTTAACTGTTGAAGCTTTACCAAATCAAACCCATTGTTAGGTTCAACGATTTCTTCAGTTTGTGCGGTCAATTTATCAACAACAGTTTTGATAAGTTCGGCCTGATCCGCACCAAGTTCAGCACCCGATTCCAATTGCGCTAAACTTTCAGCCAATTTGTCTGCATCAATATCACGCTGTTCACGAACTGATAGAGTACCAGCGGTAGCCTGATATGCCGGAAAAGAAACCAGGCTAATTTCAAAAAGTCTTACGGCTTCCAAAGTACGAACCGTACCGTCACTGTTCCAAGAATCTTTGACAACATTGAAACCAAAAGACATTGAATCAATTGTGCCTGAACGAATAAGCTCAGCAGTGTCACGGCCACGTTGCGTGTTTGCTAGTTGTGCGCTTACTCGCAGACCAATGTTATCTTCAAAGATTTTCAGTGTGCCACCGCGTAGTGAAGCTAAAGGTTCACCGGCATCGTGATTCCACAACATTTTGATTTCGTTGCGCGACTGTAAAGAACGTTTAAAAGCACCAGGTTGAATACGCTCAATAAATGGCAACGGTTCACTGTCGCTGTTGAAGATAGCGGCATAACCTTCAAAAGCCATACCGTCACCAGCGTCACGAATTTCTAGGTTTGCAACATTCACACGCTGTTCGGTTTTACCCAACTGACGCGCTTCTTCAGTAACACCTTCAATGCTGGTCTTAATCAACCAAGCAGCATCTAGCCACTTATTCTTTTTTTCAACATTTTTATTCATAGCTTTTCTTTCACCTTCTGCTTCAAGCCTAGCAACAACCGAATCAGCAAAATCTTTTGCACGAAGCGCGGCTTCCCTAGTAGGCCCTGAACCCCAAAGTAAATGTGCAACTAAACCAGCACCGGGGTAACCAGGGTCTGATTCGTCACTATTTTGTGGCGCGTCAAGATCAGCCAAGTGCCTAGCAATCCACGCAGAAGTACGCACCCACTTATCATCTGATACACGGCCTTGAACCATTTCACGCGCTTCACGAATAGTTTTAGGAACTAGCCCGTCACCGCCCAAGCCTTCTTCGTAATAACGCAAACCGCGTTCAGCGGCATCTTGCATATATTGTGGTGCTTCAGTAACAGGCATTACAAACCTTCAGGTTGTAGTTGTGTCGAAATCAAATTAGTGTGCATAATCGGTGGCAAGCTCAAAGCCTTCAAAGTTTCTTCGGGGTCAAAGCCCACAAGAATCAAATCCCGTGCCATCTTGATACGCATTTCCTCGCTGGTCAATTCGGCAGCAGTTAGGTCAATGTTTGCAAGCGGTACACGGTGCTGATCCCCACCAGCAACAGCAGACATATCTTCGAGGGTTCTAACGTCATTGACAGACATAATGCCGGCTTGCGTCATAACGCTGTAAGCGGCAGCGCGCGACTGCAAATCACCGCGCAACAAGGCATTCATATTGAACTTGATAAACGCCTGTTCAGTAGAAATAAGTTTGCTGTAAGCCCATTCAATCTTTTCGGTAATCGGTCTAAGGCCGTGTGAAATCCATTGAAGGTTGTTCTGCTCAACAGACGCGTAGGTGTTAGAACCAGGTATGCCCATAAGGTGTGGGGGAATGTTGAACACACGCGCAATTTCTTCAACCACAAAACGGCGCGATTCAAGTACCTGCGACTTTTCGGGGTCAAGGCTAAGTTCTTTGACATCAACATTTGCACCGGTAAGAATTCCAGCCTTATGAGCTTTACGCAAACCACTGTGTCTGTTGTTGAAACCGTCAATCAGGTTCTTAGCTTGTTCGGGTGTAGCGGTTGGAGCAAGAACAACAACATCAGTTGAAAGACCCTGTGAAAAGAATCTTGCAGAAAATTCCTGCAACGCAATACCAATACCAAGTGATTCTTTGAGTTTCACGATTCGGGAAATTCCCGTTAGACCACCAGGCATAGCCAAATCAATAATGTGAATTACTTCGTCACTGTTTAGGGGCTTAGGTTCATTCTGAACAATAAAAACTTTACGGCCTAGTGAAGACCGTTTTACTTCAACAGTCGCAGGATCAAGAACAACAAGGTTTACGATTTCCCCTGACCTATCGCGGTACACACGCGTATAGGAATTGCCATAGACCAACAGCGATGAAATGACCGCGCCATAATGAGCTTGCTTAGTTGTGTCAACGTCTGGCTGGTCAATCCAAGAAGGTTTGCCACCGTTACGGCGATACGGTTTGCGCTCACCGTCAACGCGCACATAAGCATCAACAGGCAGGGTTGAAACAGTATCGCTAATTAGGGAAACAGCAGAATAGAAAGCTGTAATAGTAAAAGCGGTTTCGCTGTTTACAACCGTGTCCGAATTGGTGATTGAAGTAAAGTCAGCACCCGACCCCCAAATTTGCTGATAGCTTAGGCCGCGTAATTCAGGTTGAAAAAGATTAGCCAACATTTATTTTCTTAACTCCAATGCAATCCCAAAAAAGACACCCAAAAAACCAAGCGTGATCACACCGGCAGGGGCATAGATTAGGCCAACACCAACACTGATAATCACCGCACCAACAATTTGCAAAACATTAGCCAACACAGCAGCATCCTTACATTATGAATTGCGGTACAACTATTGTTTCAAGTTTACCGCTAGTTGCACGGTCAAGTGCAATCACAGCAGCCACCGCCGCGTCAATGCGTCTTGAACTGTTGCGATTTTCTTTGACAATGCGAACACCTAGCGCATCAGACTTAGTAACGGCGTTAGATAAATGCCTTGCCAGCAACGGGTTACCATCGTGCGTCATACGTTCATCAGTAACATAATCAAAGAATTTGGCACAAGCCGTGACCATTCTTCGGGCCGATGTTGAAGGGTATTCAACAATAGGCACACCGGCATCAGCCAATACTTCCATAGATCGTTGCCAGCGATACGGGTCACAAGCAACTTCGCGCACATTGTTGTTGGCACAAAATTCTAAAATAGTTTGTTCGACTTCCTGAATAGGTACACGCCAGGTGTCGTCATCAATGCCGTCACGCCGTTCCCACGCCTTGATTAGAAACACGTGCGGTTTTTCTTCTTCATCCTTCGGCACGGTAGCCCCAACCAAAACAGTTGTGTCACCACTAAACGAACCATCAAACCCAACCATAATTTCAGGTTCGGGGTCGGGCAATTCGTTAGCAGCACACAAATCCCACGCACCGTTAGGCAGCCAACTGATTTGTGAAGATACCCATTGATTCAAACGCTTAGTTCTAAATTCAGCTTCGGGGGTTCTTTTCACAGCCGATTCAAAGTCAGACTTTGAAACAATGTCATTGAAACCAGGGTTGGCCTTAGCCCACTGCAACGGGTCACGGTGATCAGCGTCTTGGTCTGCTTCCCACCACGCCATAAAAAATGACGGGTCAACAATTTCGCCTAGCGCAACCTTCTTGCCGTACTGATAAAGCGTGTAAGCAATTGAATCTGAACCGGTCATATCGGACTTGACACCAGCAGTAGTAATGGCAACTAACTGCCCTATCTTACCCCTGTTACCCATAGCCAACGAAAACACGTCAAACAGCTCACGGTTCTTGTGGGCGTGTAGTTCATCCATAATTATTCGGCTAGGGTTTAGGCCTTCTTTGGAATAAGCTTCAGCCGAAACAACCTTGAACACCGAATTAGTTTCAGGCACAAAAATAGAATCCCTGTACACCGTTACCATTTCAGACAACTCAGAAGACTCCACCATACGTTTAGCTTCACCAAAAACAATACGTGCCTGTTCTTTTTCGGCGGCCACCGCAATCACTTCACCACCGTTGATACCTTCAGCAATTAAGGAATACAGACCGATAGCAGCACTGCTCAATGCGCTTTTGCCGTTCTTGCGCGGTAGCCCTAACAACGCAGTCTGTGCCAGCAACCCATACTGATCATCACGCGCATACAAGTTTTCAAGCAAGCGCAGTTGCCAGGTACGCATACGCAAAGCTTCACCAGCCTTACCAGCGATACCATCCTTACCAATAGACCCAAACGATTCGGCAAACATAGAAGCAAACTTGCCGTCACCACGTTCAACAGCGTCAACAGGTACGGGGGTTAGATACGCTGGTGGCCAACTCACTTGGGTAATTTCCAAATCAACAATTCGTGCGATTTTTTTATGTGGTCTGCATTATCCATTAAACGATTAACGCCAATACGCGTTTCCCCCTGACCCAACGTGTATTGCCATACAGGTTCAGATATTTCACAATCAGAATACCAATCCCGAATCACGTCACAATCATTGTAAGAAAGAATAAAACCAGCAGGGTGATTCAATAACAAGTCACGCAATTTTGCGTGATCAAATCCGTTGTGATGAATTGGAAAATTCCGTTGGGGATAAATACCTTTGAACATTTTTGAATTGCCATCCAAATAATATGGTGGGTCTGCATAAATTAAAGCTTGCGGATTCATAGAAATAGATTTTTCAAATGAAGCCTGTTCAACAGACAAAGTTGGTGCAGACAAACTACGCACACGCTCAACCATAGCCAACCATTTTTTTGAATCCATATAAACGCTAGAAGGCCAACCCAGAAAACCTGGCCCATATGATGTATTGTGATTGAAAAAATACAAGGCAGCCAATTCAACTTCATCAGTTACAAAATGCCGATTATAAAAATGATCAGCCAATTTATTTTTTATTTCACTAAAAGTTGTTCTATCAGCAGATAATAAAGCTAAACGTTCAGCAAGAATATCTGGCTTATCCAAAATCACTTGCCAAAAATTCACCAGCAAATCAAAAATGTCATACGCCTTTACTCGCAAACCAAGTTGTTTAGCCAACGCTAATTCAACTGAACCACCACCCATAAAAGGCGAACAAATTTCGGTAACGCTTTCGGGCAATTTTTCAACTACATAACCAACGGCCAAAGACTTACCACCCGCATAGCGTAAAGGTGATAATTTGGAACGTTTGTATTTATTTGTGGAAGCACCCGTTAGGGAACTCAATAATTCATTTTTATTCATTGATTTTCCTTACTTGCCAGCATTCTTCTTAGCATCTAACAATTCCTGTAACTTTGATTTCGTTTTGGCAGACACCAAACCCAAGCGTGTACGGTCAGCAGGGGTAAACCCTAGCAGCGACAAACTAGACACCACAGCTTTCTCAGTATCGAACAAACTCATATTCAAAGACCGGTCACCAGGGTTCTTTTCCCAAAGCTCACGCAAACGCTCACGCCGATCTAACTGCTCACAAACCATTTGAACAAGTTGCGTATCCGTGCGTATAGAAATCCACATTTCACCAGCCCCAAAAATAGAATCCCAAAACTTGCGACCAGCAGGGCCAAGTTCGCGCAACGGCTCAATGCGCCCATACTCCAACGGCGCAAGCCCATCATTCAAGCGCAAACCACGCTTACCAGGATTACCCTGTAAAACCTTCAGTTCGGTTGGCTTAGGTGGATTAGGCAAAACACACCATTCCTTTTCTCAAAATGTTCCTACGGGCGTTGTATGCCTTTCTAGCCTACACTCACAACCTTTGAACTGCGGATGTGTGTGAAAAAG